GTTCACGTCAACGGCACATTGCGGTCTTGGATTCACTACTTCGAAGTCCGGTGTGATCCTGCAACCCAGAAAGAACACCGAGTCATCGCTGAACAAATCCGAGAGCTGTTTTACGAAACCTTCCCCGAACTAAAGGAGATTCTCAATGCCCGCTCTGAATAACCCTGTTTTGTGGGACCATCTTTTGCACCAACTTGCTCAACATAATATGCCCTCTGCTACAGTTGCTGGTGGTGCTGTTCGAGACTGTATGTTCGATAAGGCTGTCAAAGACATTGATATCTTTGTCCGAGAAGAAGAGTTCATGAACAGTGGTGTTCTAGGTCAGTGGGGAGCAGACCCGCCTAGAATCTTTACAAATGGTGCGTATCCTGGTGGTGCTGTTAGACTCCGTCCCAATGAGGCCGGGTACGACGAACGATTCACTGTGTACAACGTAGCTTCAATGAACGATCTGTACCCACCTATCCAATTTATCCTGGTGAACGGGCGCGTACACGACCATATCCAGACCTTCGACATAGACATCTGTAAGATGTGGTTTCGTAATAACGAGATTCACATGACTGAGAAAGCCATGCGAGGGTTCAAATCAAATTGGTCGTACTATGAAGAAGGGTCAGAGGAGAGGGTCCGATACCTCCGCAATGAACGCGGGTACGATGACGTGGCATTCATTAGCAGAAGAGGTGAATTATTTGTCTGATAAAACCCATCTACCGTGCCCGGACTGCGGCTCTAGCGACGCATTAACGTTGTACGCAGACGGGCACACTTTTTGTTTTAGTTGTAAGAAGACCCACCCTTCGGGTCACAGTAAAGAACCCAAGATGGACGCATTTGAAAAACAACATAATATGTTCCCCTTGCCCGACGTCTATCACGACATGCGTGACCGGGCTATCCCCGCCGAAGTGGCGAAGAAGTACCAAGTAACTACGGTACAAGACGAAAAGTCCCCCTGGAAGTACGTGTACCCTATGTTCGATAGGGACAATCTCAACCAGCATATCGCTAACAAGAAGCGTTCTCGACTCGGTAAAGACTTCATTTGGGAAGGTGAAGTCAAGCGGTCCGCTCTGTTTGGTATGCAAGCCTTCACCAAGGGTGGTAAGTACATCACCATTACAGAGGGCCAGGACGACGCTATGGCGGCCTACGAGATGTTTGGCCGTAGATACCCTGCCGTGTCTGTCCACAGTGCCTCAGAGGCTGTTAAAAACTGTGTCGACAACTTCGAATGGATCAACTCCTTTGAAAAGATCATCCTCTGCTTTGACAAGGACGAGCCTAAGGTCAATGAGAAGACGGGGGAAATTCGATATCCGGGCCAAGAAGCGGCCCTTGCAGTCGCAGCTATCTTCCCAGTTGGAAAGGTTAAGATCGTCACGCTTGCAGAGGGCAAGGACGCTAACGACTATCTTATCCGCAAGTGGCACGACAAGTTCTGTAAGGAATGGTGGGCTGCCGAGGATTTTACTCCGTCGGGTCTCAAACTCGGGAAGGATATGTGGGATGAGATCAGTGCTCCTCGTAAGTTCGAGACCATCCCATTCCCGTGGGAGTCTGCCAACAAGATGCTCTACGGTATTAGACTTTCGGAAGTCGTGCTACTCACCGCTGAAACCGGTATCGGTAAGACCCAGATCGTCAAAGAGATGGAACACCACATTCTCACCACAACTGACAAGGGAGTGGGTTTCCTTCACCTTGAAGAACCCAACGCCGACACCGCCATTGGGCTTATGTCTATTACTGCTAATAAGCCTCTACATCTACCTGACGTACGGGAGACGGTGACCAATGAAGAACTTCGCAAATATTACGATGACGTTATCAACAATGATCGCGTCGTTATCTGGGACCACTTTGGGTCTAACTCTATTCATGAAGTCCTTAACAAGATCAGACATATGGCAGCTCTCGGTTGCAAGTACGTTTTTCTTGATCACCTTTCTATTGTGGTTTCTGACCAGTCCGGAGACGAACGTAAGCAATTAGACGAGATCAGCACTAAGCTGAAGACCTTGTGTATGGAGTTGAACATTGCTGTTATCGCTGTTATCCACCAGAATCGGGCAGGTCTTATTCGAGGCTCTGCTGGTCCTGAGCAGATTGCCAACAGTGTCATTAAGCTCTTCCGCAACAAGGAAGACCCTGACGAATGGCGTCGCAATGTGACCAAGTGTGTCTGCCAGAAGAACCGCTTTGCTGGGAAGACGGGCCCAATGACGTATCTGTGGTACAACGAGATCACAGGTCGTCTAGTAGAGTTAGACAAGGAAGCTATCGCGAAGTTTGAAGCTGGTGGTGGTGAGAAGATGGAAGAGGAAGGTTGGTAATGACTATTCAAGAAAAAGTGGCTTTTGTGAAAACTGTTTATCGTAAAGCTGAAATAGATTATTTATTAACAGGGTATTCAGTTTGGAATGGTTCTAATAGACTAACCCCTTCTTGTAAAACTGCACAAGAGGCTTGGGAAAAAGCTTATGAAGTTGCGCGACTGGAGAGATGAATATGGAAGAAGGAGGTTGGTGATGGAAGACCTAATCAATGAAGCTAAAAAAGTGGGTGTCCAAACTGAAGAACAGTTCGATGCGTACGTAGACTTGCGGTCTCGTTACGATGAGTCTGACGCTAACAAAATCTTCCGAGAGGCGATTAGGTGGCAGTACCGAGACAATCCCTTCAGTATCGCAGTCGGAGGTGCGGAGTACAGTTTTTTAGAACACGGACTTGGTGACGACTACGACGACGAATACGATGATTGGGACGATGACGGTGACGAGGATTAATGTATCTTAATCATGCAGACCTAAGTAAGTATTGGGTGGTGGACATTGAGACTGACGATCTTGATGCCACCACTGTTCATTGTATTGTTGCTGAGAACGCTGCTACTGGTGAAGTCCTGGAGTTCTACGGCAACGGTATGTACGCAGAGTTTAGAAAGTTTTGTAGTGACCCCACGATCTACTACGTTGGACACAACTTTATTTCGTACGACGGGCCTGTTTGTAATCGTCTTATCGGTACCCGCATTGCTAATGACAGGATTGTTGATACTCTTGTCCTTAGTTATCTCTACCATCCTACTATGCCTGGAGGACATAGCCTTGAGGCTTACGGGGAGAGACAGGGTGAAGCTAAGGACCTCTTCAACGATTTCTCGGGGTTTAGCTCCCAGCTCTTGGCGCGGTGTCGGAAAGACGTAAAGATCACCAAGCGACTGTTCCTAGCCTTGGTCCGTAAGATGCGGGCTGTGGGGTTCTCGGAGCAGTCCTGTGCCCTTGAGCATAGAGTCCGTCACATCATAGACAAACAACAAGCGAGAGGCTTCTATTTTGATGTTCCACAAGCCATGGTCTTACAAGGCCGTCTCACAGCTATACGTGAAGGCTTTGCGGAGCCGATCAAAGAGATGTTTCCACCCGAGCTTGTTGAGATCAACCGGTACCCCTACAGGAGACTCAAAGATGGTTCCGACACGTCCCATTATAAAAGACATCAGCTTCAGTATCCCGAACTTCGCCATTCGGAAGACGGAACCTACGCTGTGTTCGATTACGAAGAGTTCAATATCGGCTCACCCCCCCAGCGCTTACGTAAGTTGCTCTCACTGGGGTTTGTTCCCACTAAGCTAACCAAGGGTGGTAATCCAAGTGTTGACGAAGAAAGCCTCGTGGACTTCGCTAAGGAGTCGGGGATTAAAGAGGTCGGCCTTATTGCTGACTGGATGGTTGTTCAAGCTCGCCTGTCTATGCTTGGCTCTTGGCTTGACGCTGTCAATCCTGACGATAGTCGCATTCATGGGCGCGTGTTTAGTTGTGGTGCTGCTAGCCGTCGTATGACGCACAATAGCCCTAATACGGCTAACATCCCGTCTTCTGAGGCTAAGTACGGCCACGACGTTAGATCGCTCTGGAGGGCCTCTCCGGGGCTTGTACAGGTGGGTTATGACGCCAAGTCTGCTCAGATGCGGTGCTTTGCTCACCTACTCCCTGATCCCAGCCTTGGGGCTCGATTCTACGACGGGTTATCAGACCCTCACCAAACCAACGCAGACTTAATTGGCATCGGAAGGAAGCCTATCAAAAATGTCTTTTATGCAAATATGTTTGGGGCTTTTCCTCCCAAGCTTGCTGTTACTGCCGGTCGTAGCGGAACTAAGAAGGAGCTGAATGAGTTCGGAACTTGGATTCAGGCAGAACTGTACCGCGTTACACCTGGCCTTAGAGAGGCGACTGAACGAGCCAAAGCTGAATTTAGACAGACAAAGGAAGGGTGGATGCAATGTATCGACGGTGGTTACGTACGGTGCCCCTCGGAGCACGCATCGCTTAACTACAAAATTCAGCCGCTTGAAGCCGTCCTTATGAAGACAGCCACCGTTCTGTTGGACGAGTCGGCTAGAGACTTAGAGCACTACAAGGTCGGTGACATCCATGACGAGGGTCAACATGAAGCAAAGCCGAAAGACGCAGAAGAACTCGGACGTCGAGCAGTCAAAGCTATTCAGGACGCCGGGGAACAACTTGGTTTCCGCGTCCCAATGGACGGAGACTTTAAGGTCGGAGCCAACTGGGCGGAGACCCATTAACAGCCACTTCAAACGGGACATAGACTGATGATCTACAAATGTGGTTGGTGTCACGATATCTGTACCCCTGTCTTTGACAAGTTAGGAGCTGTTTTCTGTTGTGATGATCATGCCCAACATTATCACTCTTATGTGAGGTTAAGAACCTATGACGGTAGTAATTTGCCCTAGGTGTGGGTACGACAGGGACATCATTAAGACCACAGATTTCTCCTGGTGGTGTCCTGCTTGCTGGTCTTCTTGGGGTACTCCTTTAGGCACCCCGTCTAAATATATTAGCACAGAAGTTTGATTTTGTCAATGACTAAAACTTGGGTACTAGCTGATCCGCATTTTGGACATGCAAACATTTGCAATTTTCTACGGGAAGATGGTTCCAAGTTGAGGCCTTGGGATAATATAGAAGATCATGATGAAGCTCTGATACAGAATTGGAATAACGTAGTCGATGACAAAGATCGTGTCTACGTTCTTGGTGATCTGTGTATGCATCGACGTGATATTAACATCGTGTCTGCCTGCAAAGGTAGGAAAGTCCTAGTAAAAGGGAATCATGACATCTTTCATCTAAAAGATTACACTCCTTATTTTGACGATATCAGAGCCTACGTAGTGATGCCTAAATTCAAAGGGGACACAAAGCTCATCATGTCTCATATACCTATTCATCCCGATAGTCTCGGAAGATTTGGTGTGAATGTTCATGGACATCTTCATGGGGGCTCTGTCAAAGACGACGATAGGTATATCTGTGTCTCTATGGAGCATATTAATTACACACCAATTCTTTTAGATAGTCTTTTGTAGGTTGACAAAGTACCCACCTTAGGCTATAATTATATAGTTGAGTTGCGTTAAGGAGTTAGCAAGCAATGGCAATGATTCAAGGAAAAGCTCAGTGGTGCAAGATTCTGGGCGAGCCGGTTAACGGTTATAAGTCGAAGCTGGAAAAGAACAAGGAATGGACGTTCGATCTGGCTATTGACGAAAACGGTCAAGCCCAACTGCGTGAGCAAGGGTTTGGCGAGCGCCTGAAGGACAAGGGTGACATGGTTACCTTCAAGTTCAAGCGCAAGGCGTACAAGGCGGACGGTACCGCTTCTAAGCCGATCAAGGTTGTGGACGCGCAAGGCAATGATTGGCCTGCCGACAAGCTGATTGGTAATGACTCGGTTCTGAATGTTAAGTACAACGTTCGAGCCTGGAACGACGGTGAAGGCGTGTCTGCGGACGTGCTGGCCGTGCAAGTTTGGGAATACGTTCCCTATGAAGGTGGTGAGCAGTTCCCCACTAAGAAGACGGAAGAGGATTCTGAAGGATGGTAATTACTGTTGGTATTGTGGCCCTGATCACAGGTCTGATTGGTGGTTTTTACCTCCGCGGTTACATTGAGGGTGATGTGATCGATTCTCTCCGCACTGGTCTCGAACAAGCTGAAGAATACATCGACAGCCTGGAGACCAAGATTGTGGAGCTGACTCCGAAGCCGAAGGTTAAGAAGACCAAGGCTGCTGAGTAATACTCTGGGGCGTTGCGTAAGTGGTCGCAACACGGGGAGAGGCGTTGGACGGGGCCTACTTCCCACACAGTTTAAGCATCCTTGATGCGCGCGGCTTTGCCGCTTAAGCCACCTTAGCTCAGTTGGGAGAGCGCCTGTTTTGTAATCAGGATGTCGTGGGTTCGAATCCTACAGGTGGCACCAGTTTGGAGTACGTATGCAGTTTAAAGCAGACTATCAAAGATTTGTGAGGTATCTGGAGACAGTCCAGGTCGTGGTCACAGCCACTGACTCTGAGGACGCTGCGGTGAAGTTCGAGGAAGACGAGATTGATCGTTACCTTGTCTTAGCACGAGACGCAGTTGAGGTCGACGAAGACACTCCAGTTTTTGTTCCGGTGATTAATGAAGACGATTGAGACACTTGTCGAGGACATCTATGGATTATTCAGTGAGGATGGCGGTCACAAATCTGACCCCAAGCGAATTGAGGAACTGGGTCACAACCTCAGCCGAATGGTTGAGCAAAGACTTGCAGAAGTGCGAGGAGACTCGTACCTTCGAATGTCAAATCTCGGTAAAGGGGACAGACAGCTCTGGTACGACATCAAGGGAGGCGGAGAGCCCACTGAACTCACAGCTAACACTCGAATTAAGTTCCTCTTCGGAGACATCCTCGAACTGTTGCTGATCTTCCTGGCTGAGGAAGCCGGTCACACAGTGACACACAAACAGGAAGAAGTCAGTGTTGATGGGGTCGTTGGTCATCTTGATGCTGTTATTGACGGTGTGGTTGTTGATTGCAAGTCTGCTTCTAGCCCGTCCTTCAAGAAATTTCAAGCCGGAGGCCTCCAGGACAACGACCCCTTCGGGTACATGGAGCAACTGGCTGGATATGTTGAAGCCACGCCTGACGCGAGCGGAGGTGGGTTTCTGGCAATTGACAAACAACTCGGGCACATCTGTTTTGATTACTATGACCGAGACGTCCTTGACAGTTACCGCATTCGGGACCGCATTAGTGATATTCGAGAAGTCCTTGCGTCGGATACAGAACCAGACCGTTGTTATTCCGCGGTCGACGACGGAGCATCTGGTAATCAAATACTCGGGACTAACTGCTCCTATTGTTCACACAAATTTAGGTGTTGGCGAGACTCCAACGATGGTTTCGGACTACGAACATTTCTATATAGTAACGGTCCCAGGTATTTCACCACAGTAATTAAAGAGCCTAGAGTACAAGAGTTAGAGTTAAATGGATAAGATTGTAGATTTTTCAAAGGGTCGTGTGGTTGAGGCTCCGAAGCCGGAAGGCCCCAAGCCCACGCTTAACAAGTACCTCATTACGTACGCTGATGGTAGACAGGATGAAGTGGAAGGGTCTCTGATCACAACCACGGCTTTCTTCGCTGTTGGCATCCCACGTGAGATCGACATGGACTTCAGGTGGGCTTCCCCACTCGCTAACGTCCATAGCATCAAGGCTATCTGATGCGTTCGGGCTTTGAGCGCACCTTAGCTGCATCTTTGAAGCGTCTCAAAGTCCCTTTTGAGTACGAGTCCCTGAAAATCCCTTATGTCATTCATCACGAATATAGACCCGATTTCATTTTGTCTAATGGTGTGATTATAGAGGCGAAAGGGTTTTTCAGGTCCCCGGCTGAGATAGCAAAGATGAGGGCCGTGAAGGCGCAACACCCGGAACTCGACATACGGTTCGTCTTCCAAGACGCTCACAAGAAGATTTCGGGTCAAAAGACAACACACGCCCAATGGGCAGAGCGCCACGGCTTTCCGTGGGCTAGCGGTGAGATACCTAAAGAATGGCTACCCATTTAATTATTCCTGACAGTCATGCTCATCCCAATTTCAACAACGACAGATACACATGGCTGGGTAAGCTTATTCATGACCTTCGCCCCGACGTTGTGGTTGATATCGGTGACTGGTTCGACATGCCTAGCCTTTGCTCATACGACAGAGGTAAGAAATCTTTTGAAGGACGATCCTATAAGGCTGATATAACGGCTGGACTAGACGCACAGGACAGGATGTTCCATGAGGTTCGTAAGCACAAGAAGCGTCTTCCACGTTTCGTTCGGACGCTTGGCAATCACGAGGCACGCATCTCACGCGCAGTCGAAATGGACCGTGTTCTGGAAGGCACAATTGGTTTGGCCGATCTCCAGTCTAAGGAGTACGGTTGGGAAGAATATCCGTTCCTCGAAGCTGTAAACATTGACGGTGTAGACTATGCGCACTATTTTGTTACTGGCGTATCTGGTAGGCCTATTGGGGGTGAACACCCTGCTTATAGTCTCCTCACTAAACGCTTTCGCTCTTCCACTTGCGGTCACGTTCATACTTTTGATTACTGCATTAGAACTAGTGGCACTGGCAAATTACACGGGTGTGTTGTAGGTGTTTATCAAGATTATCATGCCGACTACGCGGGTCCTGCCAATGACATTTGGAATCCAGGAGTCGTTGTGTGTCGTGACGTTAGTAATGGTGCTTACGACGTTGAGCACATTTCACTGAAAAGGATTCGTGAAGCTTATGCTTGACGCTGACCAGTACACAGAGTTCCGGCAGCGTGTTATCGACAACTTTGACATTTACGATTTGGTTGAATTTCTGAATCTGACTGTAGAAGACTGGCTAGACAACACGACTGGCTGGGAAGAGAATACCGCTCTTATGGAGGCTGTAGGCTATGGACCGGGCGACGAGACGCCGTAACCATATCGCTTATGATCTCAACCAACCTAAATATCGAAAGCGCCGCGTCATCGAGCCCAAACGTAGGGAAGACGAAGACGAGAGGCGCTTTCGTCGTTATGGGGTTGAAGAACATATGCAAGGAGAGAATAATTGAGAAAAATAAAAATGCCCCAGATGAATGACTATCAACGCTTCGTACATATCAGCAGGTATGCCCGATGGATCGAGACAGAGAACAGACGAGAGACGTGGGAAGAGACAGTTCGCAGATACGTAGACAACGTCGTAGCGAAGGGTGGTCTGGACTCTAAGACACTCATTGAGATTGAAAAAGCCATCACAGGTCTTGAAGTCCTGCCTTCTATGCGGGCTCTCATGACTGCGGGTACGGCGCTTGATCGCTGTAACGTGGCGGGGTACAATTGTTCGTACCTGCCTGTGGACAGTCCCAGGGCTTTTGACGAAGCCATGTACATTCTCATGTGTGGTACTGGTGTGGGCTTTAGCGTCGAGGAAAAGTATGTTCGACAACTCCCCGTTATCAACGAACACTTTGAGAGCACAGAGACGGTCATTAGAGTTGGTGATTCGAAGTCTGGGTGGGCTCGAAGCTTACGTGAACTCATTGCACTCTTATATACAGGACAAACCCCAAAGTGGGACACCAGTAATGTTAGAGCAGCGGGCGAACGACTTAAGACTTTTGGAGGACGTGCTAGTGGCCCTGCGCCACTCGAAAGACTGTTCGACTTCGTCGTTGGAATCTTTACAAAGGCTGCAGGCCGACAGTTGACGTCTCTTGAATGTCATGACATCATGTGCAAGATTGGTGAAGTCGTTGTCGTTGGGGGTGTTCGCCGCTCTGCTATGATCTCCCTGTCTGACCTGCATGATGATCGTATGAGACACGCAAAGACAGGACAATGGTGGGAACAAAATGCCCAACGAGCTTTATCTAATAACAGCGCTAGTTACGTCGAACGACCCAGTTATGGGGCTTTTAGCGAGGAATGGAGGGCACTATACGAGTCCCGTAGCGGCGAGCGAGGTATCTTTAATCGAGCAGCGTCACAATATCAAGCTGCACGAAATGGTCGACGAGACGCTGAACAGGATTTCGGTACAAATCCCTGCTCCGAAATTATCCTTAGACCTTATCAATTCTGCAACCTCACCGAGGTCGTTGTCCGTAGCGACGATAACGTGGACAGCCTTACCCGAAAGGTCAGGTTGGCGACTATCCTCGGTACAATCCAGTCAACTCTAACAGATTTCAAATATCTGCGAAAGATTTGGAAGCAGAACACAGAAGAGGAAAGATTGTTGGGTGTAAGCCTCACAGGGATTCTTGACCACCCGACTTTGGCTCGTGATCCTAAGTTGCTTCAGCTACTCAAGCAGACAGCAATCGACACAAACAAGGAGTTTGCAGATGCCCTTGGTATCCCTCAGTCTGCCGCTATTACCTGTGTTAAGCCATCGGGGACTGTATCCCAGCTCACCGATACTGCCTCCGGTATCCACCCTCGTTGGTCCCCGTACTACATCCGGGCGGTCAGGGGAGACAACAAAGACCCGTTAACCGAGTTTATGAAGTCTGTAGGGATTCCCAATGAACCAGACCTTAT